ATGCGGTGGATTCCTCTTTGAGAAACTTGAGATCTGCTTCTGCATCTCGTGCTTCGTTCCGTAACTTGGCAAACTCATCGGGTTCCATCTGTCGGCTTGCAACCAACATATCGACTTCGCCGTAGGGCTTGAAACGGGCTTCTGCACGTTCGAGAAGCTTTTGATAACTGATGTCTGCCTTTTGTAAGGCCTCATCGGCTTGTTTGCGGGTGTTTGCGAGGTCTTGAGACTTGCGGGTCAGGGACGCTTCTTGGCCGTGGAGACGCTTTAGATCCTTAACCGATACCCGTTGGGTTTCGCCATCGACTATAACTTCAACCTGCGTATCGTCATCAATTGATAACTCTACTTCTTCTTCTTCTTGCTGGTCGCTGTCATCTTCGGCAGTTTCACCGTCGTCGTCGTCGTTGTCGTTTTCGGGGTCGGTTTCGGGGTCTTGGTCGTCTTCGGTGTCTTGTAGCTCATTTTCTTCGTCATCCTGATTATCGTCAGACTTTCCCTCGGTTGTCTCGTGTTCTTGTGAGGTTACATCTGTTGCCTCTTGATCCTCGTTTTCGGATAGGGTTTCCCCGTCCGTCCACCTGTCCAAAATGGCGTCAGCCGCATCATCTTGGTCGATGATAACGCGGGTTTGAGAGGCATCTGCATTTGATTGCACGTAGTTATCACTAGCCATAGTGCTTACTGATCCTCTCGACTGATGTCGTCAGTATCGTGGGCCAGACGTTCGTTAATTTCGTCACGAACGCTAACCCACTGTTTTAAAGTATTCACCACGTCGACTAGAGCGCGGTAGTGGCGGTAGTTTATCTCACGTTTTTCTCCGGCTTCGGGCTCGGAGGTAACGTAGTTGTTGAAAGTGCTTTCGACCATTGAGTTTATGCAGGTGTTGAACGCTGCGGATTGCAATAGGGTCTCGGCCTCGTCACCTTTGGTGACCAGTTGTTCTTCTTCTTTGGTAATCATTTAGGAGCTCTCCTTGAGAAGGGTTTTTGACTTTAGCCGCTTGGGCTGGCTATCGCACGAAGGTCTTCTGCGCCCTTCATGATTTCGAGTTCAGACGTGTCGACCAGGCGCTTGTGATCAAGCTGGCTTTCTTTAAGGTCAACGTTGTCCGACTGAATGGCAAAGTTCTGCTGGGCCTTCATCTGATCAAGCTGAAGCTTCATCTGGGCCATCTGGGCATCCATTTGTTGCTTTTGCTCGGCTAGGGCCGTTTGACGCTCTTGCAATTCAAGCTGCTTTTGCGCCATTTGCATTTGCATTTCTGCGGCGGGATCTGGCTGCTCCGGTGGTAGTTGCTCGGGCGACGTTAGGTAGTCCGATACGTTCTTAATGCCGGTCTGCTCCATAACGTGACTGATCAAGCGGTATTGACCATCTGGAGTATACATTTTGGACAGGGCAGGGTCGTTCACAAAAGCTTGGTGCATCGCCATGTACTTTTGGCTGACCTTCTCCTGCTCCCCGTAGCCCAGCGCAAGTTCCACGGTAACATCGCGCTTGTCTGCCCATTGTGATGGGCTGATCTGTACGTATTCCCCGGCGAGCTCTACAATCTTCTCGTCACTCTCGTTGTCTACGCAAAGCTGATAAATCAACTGGTACAGCGGCTTTAGGAAACCATTGGCAAAGTTGCGGGCAATGATCTTCTGACGTTGCTGCGACATCGTTGCTAACTGCTCAACCATAGCCGCAGAGTTTTGCTTGCTCACAGCGTCTTTGTTTGTCCCTTGTGACAGTCGGGAAACGCCGGTCGTGTCTTCTTTGTCCTCGTCAAGCATCTTGATTGTGTTGAAGATAAAGGGGTTCAGCGGGGCCTGCTGCATGGGCATAATGGCGTCAGGCCTGGTCACATTAACTATGCCGCCAACGCGGCCATCAATGAGCTCCCGAGGGTTTGTCACACCCCCCTTAGTAACGACGTATCTTGGATTGTTGGTGATCATTGCGTGATCAAGGATCGACCGCGTTAGGACCGTGCGGGCGTTCTGAATGGGTACAACCTTGGAGGCAAAATTGTTCCCCCAGAAGGCGTGTGGGATAGGCAGCGGGATGAACGCCACGAAAGGCTTGCGGGCGACTTTCTCTTTTTCCAAGAGGACATTGCCAGCCTTGACCATGCGATAAAGCTCGGCCTCTCCGGTGGCCTCAATGTCCATCATTGTATAACATTCGTGGACCGTTACAGATCGCACTTGGTCCTGGTAGCCGGTTGCGTTGAAACCTCTGTCACTTCCAACCTCTTCGTGGCGCGACAAGATTTCGGGGTCAGTCTCCATGTCAACGTCTTCGTGCTCGCCAATTTTAGATATGATCTCGTCGTCGTATCCCATTGCGCGAAGCTCTGAGATGGTCATCGACGTTCTGTGAGCACAAAAGAGGACATCGTCTAAGGATTTGGCCTGCGGTTCAATTAAGAACTCTTCTGGTGCCACTGATTCAACTACAACCTGAGATGTATCTCGTGTCACGCGGATGTCACCCGTGTAAAATCCGAGGCTTTCCTCTAGGTCCTCGATTTCAGTGTTTTCCTGTGCAAGAACGGCGTCGAGCTCGTCCTCGGTTAGATCTTCGACATATTCAAGGTGGCTTTCTGTCTGCTCTTTCCAATAAACCTTGACAATACCTGCGCGGGCAATGAGGCCGTCGTGGATAGCCGTCTGCATGGTGGAATACATGTCGTTCTGGCGGTTGGCGACGTAATCTGTGTATTCGGTGCACACTTCAGCCATCGTAACATCGTCTGCGTTCTGCGGGGAGAAACGCACGGTTTTATTACCGGCAGCGAAGGTTTCCAGCAGTTGTGCTTTCATGCTCTCGACGGCATCGTAGACGTCCATCGAAACGTAGCTAGAGTTGCCGTCGTGGGCTTTTTTGGGGAGGGTGGCGTTATAGTAGTCAACGGCTTTCTTACGTTCCCGAGAGATCTGAGAATCGTAATAACCAACTGATCTCCTGATGTTAGAATCAAGGATTGTAACTATGCCCTCGTCATCTAACTTCTTGTAATCTTTGGTTTTCATTTTGGTCACACCATTTCTATGTAGTAGTTATCGGTAGATTCTATGGGCTCCCACGCGCCCTCGTGGACGTGGTTCGCAAGGGCCAGAGACATTACACAGTCATCAAAACAGCCACTTTCGGCTTCCATCGATCCCGTCTCGGTCACAACGTAGGTCAGCATTTCTCGGATGGTGACTTTGCAGTTAAGCTCGAGCTCATTATCTCGCACCGCCGCGCGAAGTTGATCAATGATCAGAGGCTTGGTTTTAGAGGTTGTTGTGAAGCCTAATTTTAGCGTCTCACGGTCGGTTAGCTTATCAACCTGTGTCTCAGTGTAAAAGTTAGGGTAGGCCATGTCTTTGCCCAACCGAGTACACGTTAGAATACCGTGACTGTTGTTTTCGACGATAATTAGCGCCTCATTGAAGTACTCGCCCAGCGCAAACAGCACTTTGGCAAAGTAGTCAGGGTGGACATGAGATCTGAATGTAGCCACCTGCCGTTTCTTACTGTCGAGCACCTGGGCACAACTATAGTCGCCGCCGCGGACACCCATAGATACGTCAGCACCTATGACATACATTTCGCCCTCTACGTGGGGCCTGTAGATCGAAAGTTCACCTCGGGCATTGTTGAGCCACTCTTCGCCCTCAAGCGCAAGTCTCTGCTTGAGCTCTTCAGTGAACGACAACCGCTTGTGCAGTTTCTCAGGGTTAAACACTGGGCGACCAGTTGTCAGGAAAGCCTCTTCGGGCTCGCTTGGGTATTCCTGATGGAATAAATCGAGGCCGTTCTGCGCGATCTTGCGGCGGCGAAACATAAGCTGATCGTCGTCCAGGTCGTACTTACCTGCGAGATCAATCTCGTCGGGGGTCCGCTCAAAGTTAGCTGGGACTTCCTCACGATACTCTGGGTCCGTAAACCAAGGGATAAACACTGGCACATAGCCATTAGTACCATTAATGGCACCCTCCCAGAGGTCATAAAAGATGCCACTGATGCCGTTGGCTGTGCTTTCGACAAAAATGGCGGTGCCCTTGTTATTAGG